AATCTCAACACCTGAGTGTTTTTGATTTACTCCTCTTAGGAAAATAATATCTGTGTCGCCTGATGAACCTTGACCAGTAGAAACTGATTTAGTTAAGTTTCTATCTTGCCAATCTGTCATATAAGCACTTGCGTTTACACCGAGTTTACCAAATCTGTAATTAACTCCAAATTCATTGTGTAAGAATTTTTCGTTGTCTGGGTCTGATGCTACATTACCAGAGTAATCAATTACATTATCCAAGATAGGTGCTTTTTCAACTAATCCAGTATT